GAAAGTGCGACTTAGCAAAGATAAATCCGTTGCTGTCTCAGAACAAATAGCCGCTGAAATGCCTCGTGAACTTCGCGAACGCTTAGCTGCTCTCTGGTCAGAACACACACCAAAAACTGAAGTCCTCGCAAAAGCAGTTAACTCTGATTTTGAAACAGGCGAAGTTAAAATGTTCAAGGGACTCAAAATTGACCATGTTGAAAAAATGCCCCCCAAACCTGAGAAATCTAAAATGGCACATCCCAATAACAGTTTTGACGATTTCGTCAAAGCCTTCGACCCTGACCTCGTAAATGAAGATCTGAGTAAACCCCCAGAACCCAAAGAAGATGGCTCCGAAAGTATCTTTAGTCAAATTAAAAACAAACTAACAGAATACAAATGGCCTCTCATGGTTATGACTGCTTTCATTAGTGGTTATTGGATTTGGGACAAATACTTCACAGTCTTTGAGCACTCACAAAGTGCCCCAACGTCTGATGGATCTTCACGAGATGCCACTAAAGCACACAAAGGTGTCGGCCCTAAAATGCGCACTGTTCGCAAGAACAAAAGCCAAATGAAAGGCGTTGACCCCCGCGTCGCACGTGAAATATCGTGGATGCAATGTGTCGCTGATGTCGACCTCATTTTCGAAGACGAAGACGGAACAACCAAAATTATTGACGCTGTACACGGTGTGTTTATCAATGCACAAAACCTTTTGATTCCTGGACACTTCCAGTACATGGGAGAAATCTCCAGAGTCAATGTGCATGACTACCGTAAAAAGTACATAAACCTCGTGCCAACTGAAATTTTCAACTTCCCGGACTATGACCTCGTTGTTCTTCGACTACCCCCTGGATCTACAGGTGGATTGACCCCACACCGTTCTATTGAAAAATGCTGCGTAAGCGAAGTAGATGAACACGGCAAACCACATCCGCCCACCATCTGGGTCAACAGAAAACTCCGGTACATTAATTATGACGTAAACAACAAACACTGCCATGCAACAAATGTTTATTGCGAGCGCGTTGGACACTCATTTTATGAAGATCCCGATGGCACGCAACACCACGTTAGTTCCACACTGCGCTTCCAGCGTGGTTTTGAAGACGGAACATGTGGTAACCTATACTCTGTTGTCGAACGTGGCACATCACTCGTCTGTGGCTTTCACATCTGTGGAAGTGACACTACAGGTGGCGCTGTCCTCATTACCTCACAATTGTTACAATTTCTCAACAGTGAATGCGATGCTGACCTTGACACAAGCGTTAAGCTCCTTGAACCTCCAGATTTTGTTTACCCAAATGGTGATGATGGCACTGGCGTTATCTCCCTAGAAATAGGAACACACAGTGAAGAAGATGAAGTGTTTGAAAAATCAATGATCAAAAACAACCCCTGGTATCATGGTGAAAAGGATTTCTACGGTGAAATTATCATCGGAAAAACTACACAAATGAACAAAGTAATGCGTGGAACTAAGTATTCAGCAACACCGCTGAAAGACTGTTTACCTGCAGAACCTGATTGTGTACCCATCAACATGTACCCACACATCAACAAAGACGGTGAATTGGTTGACCCTGTTGCCAAAACCTTACGAAAGAAAAATGTACCACGTGTCAAACGTGACGAGATTCCCTATCGTGAAGAATGGCTCCTATGGTGGAACCGAAATTACCCTCCCCTCAAACATCCCCACCATGAACTCATTTTCAGCTTGGATGAAGCCCTCAATGGTAAAGATGGAATGCCCCCATTTCCAACAAACACCTCAATTGGCGCTCCATACAAGACTTACCATGGAACACAAAAGAAAAACTACACGCACCGTGACGCATATGATCACCTTCGACTCAATGAAGACGCACAACAATGGTTCGATGCCTGTCATGTTCAAGCCCGGAAAGGTGAAAGATTTCGTGTACTCTTTGCCGAAACTTGCAAAGACGAAACATTACCTCGTACAGACAAACTTCGTTTGTTTGGTGCCGGCCCTTACGTCCTCACTCTACTCTACCGAATGTATTTTGGAAGATTTGAAGTTGAGTGTATGAAAGATGCATTCATGCGACCTATGTCTATAGGAATTAACGTTCATGATCCACATGAGTGGAAAGGCCTATTAGACTATCTCACACACCGCTGTAAGATCGGACGCTTTATCGATGCCCAAAATTTCGACGCTTCACTACAGAACTTTCTATTACTAGAAGTTTACCATGACATCATCTCACGATACCCTGACGTGTCTGAAGAAGACATTAAAGCTATGTGGGTTGTTGCTTGGAATTCTTTCCACACATACACTGTATTTGAGGACATTGTTTATGAATCAATCAAAAACTTCTCCGGACATGGTGGAACTGGTCGCATTAACTGCACTGCCAACTTGCGAATGCTTTTTACAGCTTGGATTGCGTTGTGTTACAAATACAACGTGATTCCTGACTATGAAGACTTCCGTGCAGCAGTGTATGGCGACGACAACGCCACATTTGACTCAACTCGAGACAATCGTGGTCGCTACCTACCCTGGGAAGAAACTGCCTCTTACCTCAAAGAAATGTTTGGTCTAACCGTGACCGACACAGACAAGGAGAGCGGTTTACCCCCTTTTGCTATTAAAAAGATGAGCGAGTGGTCCTACCTCTCACGAAGCTGGGTTTATGAAGCTGCTACACACCTGTGGCAAGCACCTCTGCCAATCGCACGTATCTCCTCTATGCTAACCTACATGAAAAATTGGGACAACTCAGTCAATGTGCAAACAACGCTTAATAGCGCAGCTATTGAACTGACCCATCATGGAAAGCATACTTTTAACCACTGGAGACAAACGTTACTTCGGCACCCCTGGATTCGAGAGCAAGGACTACACATGTGGACCTATGAATTAGCCATGTCGACCCGTATTGGCTTCAAACCCCGCCTCCTCTTTGTGGATGACCTGATGCAGGCTCCACTCCCCAATGAACCGATTTCTCTCGAGAAGTCACAACTGAGTGTTATTTCACATTGGCCACTCACACAAAAACCAAATTGTGCGTTCTCGTACCCTACTGAACAACTCGTCCAAAATGAACCCAACACAACAAAGGTCCTCGGCATTGACGTTTTCGAAGGCAATGGTGCCAAAATCGAATCTTCCCCACAAGACATCTCTATGTCGAAGCTTCTTCCTGGCCCCATCGGCGAATTCAAGATCATCAATCGGCGTGTCATCACACTCGCCACAGTTGACGTCACAAACTCAACTGCCGAAGGAACCACACTTGCAACATTTCGCTTCCCATCCGTTTTCCTCAATGATGATGTGTACAAACGCTACATCCAAGAATACTTTGTGACCTACAAGCGTTGCTGCATATTCGTTGAGTTCATCCTCCCTCCCATGGCAATCGGTGCCCTCGAAATTGTTGGTGGCCTTGATCAGGTTGATGCTGGCTCCAGCAATCCCGACATCAGGCTGCGTATGAACTACCAAGTAGTCATCCGCGAAACAATGACTGAAGACAACTGCATCGAAATTCCTTTTGATTGGTGGCAAGGCGTGCTTGATTACAACCTTGCAACTGCTGTCTCTTCGAAAGGCCCTGGAACAACCCTTTATCTCAAACTCCTCTCAACCATTACTGCTGGCTTTGGATCACCCACACAAAATGCACGTGTGATTGTCCGTGGATACCTTGATGGGATGCAAACATGCCAACCAACACCTGTCGGTGGCTTTGTCGCGCTTCCAACAACTCCGCGCCCAGCAACTAAAATGAAAACTATCAAAAAGAAAGACG